GTAAGTGTTCCTACCTTTCCCTGTCGCGTTTTTTCTTCTTCTTTTTCCCTTATTCTCGCTTTGATTTCGAGTATATCCTCACCCTGCACTCTGTCTGATGCATACCTTACACCTCCCCCAACTGCCGGAATAATGGCTCCTCCTAGTGCTCCAATTCCTCCGGCCTGTAATGCCTCTTTATGGGTTTCCCATTTAAGATACTCAGACCCTATCTTATTGGCTAAGTCAAGAGGTTCAGCATCAGGATTATTCGCATAAGTATCAGCTATTACATCAAGTTCCTGTTGTGTAAGTTCCTCAATTCCTTCAGCGGCCGCATTTTTAAAAATGGCAGAAATATACTGCTGAAATGGTTTGCTTAATTTTGTTTTAGTTGCGAAAGGCTGCAGTAACTTCCCAAGCGTTTTTAACTGAATTAAATTTCCAGCCATTTCAACAGGGGTCGTAAGGGATGCGCTCAAAACAGAAGCATTATAAGCCGTTTCAGGGTCTTTCCCCTCTTCAATATATTGGTCATATTTGCTTCCAGCTATAGATTCAAACGTTGCCATGGTGCCAACCCCAGGAGCTACAGCAGTTAAAGCCATGGCCGGAGCAAACTCCATAAACCCGTTTATTGCATCACTGAATATGCCGAGAGGCCTGCCCTTTTCAATATCTGGATAAACTTCGGAAGCTTGATAAAGGACATCTGAAAGTGGATTTTTGCCAATTCTTTCACCCTTTTTTACCGCTTCATATTGTTCGGGGCTACTTTTTTTCCAATCTTCATACATTCTTGGAGTCATATACGGAGGGGGCATTTTGGGTTGATTTTCAATTTGAGATGCAATCCCTATTTCTATATTTCCGGCCCCTTTTCCTATCGCCTGATATGCCTGCCTCCCTGCTTTAGCAACCCTTCCTATTACGCCCAATCCAGCATCGGGGTTTTCTATATCTTCTGAAAAAAGAAATCCCTCAGCGGAATTATCCTGGCCTGAAAGAAAAGAATCAGCGTTGTTCTCATCACTATTTAAGTAATCTAATGCGTCCATATTAATTCATACCAAATTTATCTCTTAAGATTTTTAAAGCTTCATCCTGTGATATGTCACCATTCTTAAAAGCTTTTCTTACATCTTCTTTGGTTTGATATTCGGCTGTACCTGCTGTATTTAGCCCTGTACCCTGGGCGCCTTTCATATATTGCTGGACATACTCATCCTGAGTGTAGTCGTCTTTGGTAATAACTCCCTTCTCAATAGCGTCATTGTAAGCTCTCACAGCTTTATCATACATATCGGCTCTCTGCTTTTCAGTTAATTCTCCTGATCTCTGTCTCGAAAGATCGTCAATACTTCTCTCGTATGCCCCTGCGCGTCTTTCTTCAATGACAAGGCCTCTATCTTCCTGTTTAGCTTTTTTCTGTTGTGCCTCAGTCATTTTTCCGGCTATGCCCTGTTCAATCAATTGAGCGGGAACAAGTAGTTTTTCGATAGCTTCTCTGGGGCTGTTAAATTTGACTTCTTTCCCGTCTCCAAAATCAACGATTATTTGACCATTTGAAGCGATTATAACGTCCTGAATAGATACGCCCTGGCTTCCAAAAGTATCAAAATATTCTTTAATTGCCTGTGTATCTCCGGTATAAAAACCCCTCATTGCATTTTTCAGTAAATCATTTTTTCTTTTGTCCTCTTCAGCTGTTACAACCCCTCTGGCTTTTTCGGCTCTCTGTTCAGCATCAGTTATGCCCTGCCGTGATTGATCGAATTCCCTTCGTGACCTCATATCTTCTGTTCGCTCAGTAACAAGACCTCTGTTCGCTGCGTTATTGAGGGCCATTTCTTTAATGGCAAGTTCTCTTTCTTTATTTTCCAGCTCTAAAGCCTTGGTTTTTAATACCATTTGTTTGCTTTCTTCAAGCATTTCCTTGGCGGTTTTTTCACGCTTCAAATCAATAACGCCAGACATGGGCTTGCGATTTCCATATATTTTATCGTAGACATTGGAAGATTCCTGATCCATGGCTCTGTCCTGCTGTCCCAACCCATAGCCTCTTGAATAACTTAGTCCCATATCAGCCATAATAATAATCCTCCCTATGATCTCGTAGCCAATTGTTCATCTAGCTTTTTTCCTCTATCCCCATAGATGGAAGTATATATACCCTCAGATGTTCCGGCGCCTTCTCCCGAACGCCCTTCATTTATGCCAAGTAATGTCAATCCAGCACTTCCATATTGTGATCCTATATTTCCGACAGCATTGGCAACAGCGATAGCCGTGTCAGCTTTTGCTTTTTCAGCGGATGTCATTGCCCCTGCTGCATTGGTTTGTAATCCAAGCAAATTAGTTTTCTGCCCCATTAAATCAGAGGCTATTTTTGCCGTAATGGTCGGATCTACTGCATGCAGTGCCTCTAAATTTAGTCCTGTTACTCTATTTTTTTCCGCGGTTCGTGCTTCATTCATGGCCCTTACTTTGTCCCGGGCTTCGTTTAAAGTTGATTTCTTTGTAAGTGCCCCGAATTTTCCGGATGTTGGGTCAACTCCGTAACTCATTGCATTAATTGCGGCTTCTTCCCGCGAAAGTTCGCTTTGTGCGGCCACATCAGCAGCGGCCCTTCCTGAGACACCGGCATAATCAGGCTGCGCTAAATTGGTTATATTTTTAACAAGGCCTCTCCGGGTGTCAATATCTTCCATGGTAGAATCTAATGCCCTCTGAGTATAACCGCCGTACTGTTCATCAAATGAAGATATCTGATTTTGGATATTACTCATAAGATCGCTGTAGATACCGGTAAGGGGTGATTCCCCGGAAAAGGTTCCTTCCAGTGTTTTCGTTAATAAACTGAGTGTTTCCTGATTTATTTCGCCCCACTTTGACAAAAACTCATTAGTCATATTCGATGATGCAGCGGAAGAAGATCCCGATTTTGTGGACAGGCCTTTTGATGCATTGTATACGTCTCTTGCTTTATTTCCCGATGAGCCCATTTGCATATCATAAGCCCTATCTGCTGCTTGAGCGGCTTCCCAGGTGTCATATCTTCGACCATCTTTGCCATAAAATATGGTTATTGGATTAGCACCGCCTTGTGATAGCCATTCTTGTTTTTTGGTTGCCATGCTTTATGCCTCCTGATCTTCTTGCATTAATTCTTCCATCGAATCGGCCATATCAAACCGTCTTACCGTAACATTTCCTTCAATGATTATTTCCCATGCTCGGGCGCGTATACCACCTTTAATTAGAAATGGTTTATTGTTGGCATATATGTTTTTTTGATGAAGAAGAGTATCATCACCATAAATACTTACTGTTAAATTATAATCCCCTGAATAATCCCCTACCGTGGGGACTGTTTCAAGGTCATCTCCGTTAATTTCAATATCGTACCCTATAACCGGATTCCATATAATTCCAGCCGATATCCGTTCATTATTGCGTTTTATTGCTCTTTTCCTGGCTTCTACCTGCTCAAAATATGTCTGACGGTCTCCTGTATCAGCTATTACCCTGGCACAATAAAATGTCTTTCTTTTGGGTAACAATACACGGCCTGACCAAAAAGTTAAATCATTCGGGTAAGGCTGTGATGTGTCGCCTTCCCATTCGTATATTTTATTTCGGTAGAGAGTCATTTAATTAATCCGTTGTATACCAAACCTGGTAATCATTGGAAGCATCAGGATCGGTCTCAAACTGCACTGTGTTGTAAGTTGTACTGATTGTTAAATCGTCAACATCGGCGTCATCATTATTCTCGTTTATCTTAATAATGTCACTTTCCGCTGAAATATCGTTCAGTAATCCGAATTTTTTACCCCATCCAAGATCAAGGACATCTCCTGCCGCTGCCCCTGTAACTGAATTTATGGTAACTGAATCCACTTCTGCAAACGCTACATTGCCTGTAGCGGTTTTTGCCGTGAAATCATCAAAATCAAAGGACTCGCTTTCAGATTCACCTTCTGAATTAGTGCCTGCAATAGTAATGCTGATTGCAGTAACAGAATCATTGGCATCAGTTAATGTCAATATCATGTTCCTGGCATAATCGGGCTGCGAAATACTCGCCATCACTCCGGCCCCGCCCGTAAGATCGTATTGTGTTGCTTTTCCAGACGCGCTGGCGGCATCAGGATTTGTCCATATTTCACTAAATCCACTCATGGCAGTGCTCCTTAAAAAATAAAGTGTGTCGGTTTCAGGATCTACATAAGTCGCAAAAGTATAAAAATCCAGGGTAGTTAAATGCCCGGTAATTAAATCTAAAACTATTCCCCCTTCATTGCTGCCGGATTTATAAAATCCGAAATACTTATTATCATGAATACAGGCATGCATTGTCGATGGATAAACATTGGCCCATGTCTCAACATCATAATGTTTTACGGTTAGAAGGGTATTTGTTCCGTCACTGGCAATATTCCTTAAGCCGTCCGTGGCCGGATAAATAACTCCGGTAGAATAAGCTACCGCGCCTTTTTTTGACAAGCAGGGCTTTTTATCCGGCAATTCTTTTCCAAGTAGAAGAGACCCGGAAGAAGTTCCTTTCAATAAATGAACACCTTTGGATGTAAATACAACCGATATCCCGTCAACTATCGGCTTTATCAAAAGAATATCATTCGGAGATGACAAGCTGAATGCTATCGGGTACGCCCATGGCTTATAAGGAATACTAGGGTATATATCTTTACCTGTAGAGCCTATTACTATTCCATACCCAAAATCAATTAATCCTTGAAGATTTTGTGAAGGGGTATCCCAGTCCGCGTCTGCTTGGCCTCCGTCTTCAAAATTTAATGAAGGGCATGAACCGCCCAGGTCGTCATCTTCGACAGTGTCTACATATCCTGTTTCAGTTGATGCAATAGTCGTCACTCTTTTATATTTTGCAGAAGTTTCGCCATCCGCTAACCGGTATATCCTTTTGTATATAAATATATTTTTGTAACATCTCCATATTACAGTATTATCAATGGTATTTCCGTCAACGGTCTCATTCCAAGTCGGCTCACTTCCTCCAGACGTCCCGGCTTGGACACATACATAGATATAAGTTCCACCTTCGTCCGTGGTATCAAATACCATTTCATTCAGGCTGTAAGATGTTCCGGCTTCCCAGATCATTGAAATATCAGACAGTGTGACTTCCTCACCATTTTTAACTTCCAAAGCAGTGGAAGCGGGTCCGGGAAACCCTTCTTCTCCCCAGGACGTAACTATTGTCCACCTGTACGTAACATATCGGTCATCACCTGAACCGGCTGGCGGAGAGGTTGAAACTGAGGATAATGCATTTTTGGGAGTAGGTACCGCCAAAGGATAAAAGTTGATAGGCATTGCCCCGGTTCCTGTTGTCGCTTCATCAAGGTTCGTCTTTTTGGGGATTCCAGAACCGGTATAATATAATTTTGATTCAGTGTCACCTGCCACGGGTGCAGGTACAATATCAACGTCAGCCTCAAACGCGAACCAATATTCAGACTCATATAAATATAAAGCTGTTACAATACCTTTATTTACTGCAAGTTCTGTAAAAAGATAGTTATACCACGGCCTTAGCTGTCCATCGGTCAATTTGCAGTTTTCAGCCAGCTGAGCAGATTGAAACCCTATCAGGTCTTTTGATATTTTGGGGTACATGCCCTGTGGAACTGTTATTGATAAACGCATTTATCTCCGCCTGTATTGGCATTTTTAATTAACTACACCAACTATCACCGATTGACTGGCCGCATCAAATAGTATTATTGAACTATAAGATTCGTTATAAAATCGGCTTGATAAATTTTTCCCGAAATCTGCAACCGTTTCATCTTCTGTCCACGTTGATCCATCTTCAGAATAAAATAAACTCATCCCCTGAGTCACTATCCATTTATTTCCACACCAGGTTAAGCCGCCTGCTAAATTTGTGCCTGAGATAGTTTGAGCTGCATTCCAGTTTATTCCATCTGTTGAATATTGAAACCAGTTGTTACCTGATTTAATATTACCTGTTGCTATTATAGTGCCGTCATAAGATGCTACACTGTTAAAATACTCGTATGTGTCATCATAGCCATCAGAATCAGGCGTTCTCTGTGTCCACGTGATCCCGTCAGGAGAAGTTGCGATTCCTATTCTGTAACCTGCGACAATCCATAAAGTTAAATCTGATGAATAGTGAACTGTATTGAGACCCCATGTTGTAGGATTGGCGTATCCTGTCCAGCTTGTGCCATTAGTGGTTCGCCATATGTCCAGATATCCAGCCGCTCCATCACCCACTGCTATAATTACGCCTGAAACAGGATCGTATGCCATATCGTAACATGAAAATCCGGTTGTTGCGGTTCTTTTGGTCCACGTAACTGCATCGGGAGAAGAATAGAAACCAGGGCCATCCACAAAAGCATAATTATGATGTGCAAGATAGAGCCCTAAAGCCGGAACGTATATTGATTTCCTAAATCCATATGCAAAAGATCCATTTTTTAAACTCCAGCTTGTACCGCCGCCATCCGTAGACTCTATTTGATCATTGAATTCATTCCCATAATTATTCAATACATATTTATCATTATCAGAATCGTAGCACCCATTTAAAAGACCTGAAATAGATAGAGCTGAGATATCATATTCCGTCCAGGCAAACGGTAAAACTTCCTCCGTAAGTGCCTGCCAGACCGTCCCTGATACATTTTTAAACCATTGTCCGCTTGTCCTGTATACTTTTTCCCCACGATAAGCAGGGGAAAGAATTCCATTTGGATCATACGCAACCTGTCTGGGAGCCTCTTTTTGGATCATTGCGGTTAACAAGGCTGCATTTATTCTGTGGTTGATTACGGCTCCATCGTACCATTCCCGGGCATTTGTGCTGTCCTGCCCTCTGGATACCGTTAATTTATTGGTTTTTGCTGTTAAACCGGTTACCTTTACTACCTCAATGTTATTCTGGCTATCTGTGATTGTCTGATAAAAGTTTTTCCCAGAAGACCACTGAGGAAGAAAAAGCTGTATATCGCCCGGATAAAGTTCTATTGATGTGGCAACAGAGGTTATCCCTCCTTTTATTCTGCCATAGGCCAGGTCATTCCATATGAGTTCTGCGTTTGCGGTCATTCTCTATCCCACATATGATCTTTTATTTTTGTGTTCATATACTCAAGAAGTCCTAAGCAAGTAAGGCAAGATTCTCTAGCCATCCAATTAAATTTAACTTTATGGCCATCTCCATTGATATTCTCAGAGCTTTTAAGCCTTGATATAACTACGAATTCAGAAACCTTATCATCTTCCAAATCTTGTAATAGTTCCTTAAAAGTAGCTATCATCCCTAATGGCTTAGTCGCCTCTTTCATGTCTATAACTTTTTTGTTATTTTCCAATTTCGTACACCTTTATGAAGATTTCCATACTCTTTTCTTCTTAATTGTGCTGTAGCCCTTGGTATTTGAGTGGCCATGAAATACATGTACTTTTTTGTTTCCGCAAATCTGAATTCATGAACCATCCCGCAATCACAACATGCAAATCGAAGAGTAGTTCGCTTATCAAACCTGTATGCTTCACCATCATTCATTTTTTCGTATTTACTTGACATTATCCGATCTCTATTATATCTTACATTTATTACTCGGTGGCCAACATCAAAGGAAGAAAAACCTCGATATTTTATTATATTGGGGTTTTTCTTTTTAATACCTCATCCCATTCAAATAACCATTGCATACCTTCTGGAACTGGAAATCTATCTTTTATAACCTTAAAGCATTCCCTAACTTCATTTTCTGTTCTAAAATATTTTTCTATTATTAGTTGCCTCACCTTCACTCCAAATGAAGCTTCTTTAATGGCCTGCCAATAAAATCTACATATCATTCTATTACGATCCACCTGTCATCACCTTCCATGTCCCGTCACAATCCTTGTGCCAGGTCTCGTCAACCGTGTTAAATACCTCTTCACCAAAATGAGCGGCTGTAGTTCCAAGAACTTCCGGATCTCCGGCCACTTCTCGCTCAGTGCCTTTCTGCAGGAAGGTTGTCAGTATAGCAGCGTTCAGCACACATTTTACAGTGGCATCCGTCGTAAAACTGTAAGAATCAGTGCGAGTTACGGTCAGCGTATCACTGCTTCTCACCGTACAGGTCATATAAGCTTTCTGACTTCCTTCGACTACCTGAACGACGAAACATTCAGTCCCTTCTGTTGGATCAGGGAATAATGATCCATCTCCGGAGGTAACAGGTAGCGACGTATCACTCCCGCCCATGGCTGAGGCCAGTTTCGATTCTGCGTTATTCGTGAAGATGTATTTTAGGGCCATTATGCAAAAAACCTCATTTTAATATTCATAGGCTTATTTGTTTTCCCGGTAAACCGCTTGATTTTGGCATCGTTACAGCCGTTTCTGAACATAACTTTTTGTCTGCCTGCTTCAACAGGGTCATACCACGACTCTGACTTCTGGTTAAAAAGACGTGTAAAAATCCCTGCGTCCATGACTTCCTCATAATCGTCATAAAGAAAATCAGGCACTACTGTAGAAGTTCTGGAAGGTTTCAAAATTACCGATACTTCGAGTCCTTCGGTACTGTCATCTTCCGGTGTATAAACTAGATTTACGTTTTTATTTACATTGTCAACGTAGAACATTGAAGGGGCTGGATGCGTCTTATAGCGCCAATTCGGGTAAGCCGCATCAAGCTCGCTCTCTGAAGTACAGATAAGATTTGCAAACTGATCTTCATCCTCTCCATCTTGTTTGTATCTTACTCCATCATCCGGTATTGCTTCCAGATCGGCGTATAACGCTGCTGGTATAGTTAAGCTGTATGCGGATGTGTCGGCAACAACATCAATCAGATCCAGCGTGTTTTTCCAAAGCCATGTCTGTTTGCAGAATTCCCGGGAAGCCTTTCTTCCAGCCTCAATAAGAGCAGGATACGGCAGGCCTGGAATAGATTTTATTATATTTGAATACCAGTCGGATATATTAGTTGCCATCCTGTACAGCCTCCTGTTGGTTATCGTTTTCCCTTAAGATGTTTCCCGGAATATCCGTGTCCCGCTTGTAAGCTCTGGCAATTATTCTTCTTTCAAGCTTCTGTACATATTTTTCCAGAATAGGAACAACCGCAGTTTCCCAGTCTCCATCTTCATCCCATACAACTGTGTCAGGTACAACTGAAAACTCTTCGGAAATATAGCCGGTTCCATCTGAGGGAGGATAATTCCAGAAATGCCGAGGATCGGCAGGATCAGGCATGAAATTATAGATTTCTTCCTGCTCTGTAGCAGTATTCCATGACCGGTCAGCTCTCTGCATAGAGGCAAGTTCGCATTTTTCTACCGGCGTCCCGGGAGTTGGATCATCCCCGTCTGTACCCATATTCATAGTTACTGTAAGAAGTGCTATGCCATCATTAGGGATATACTGCTCGACACCCTGAGCCAGTTTTACAGAGCGAGTAACCGCGTAGGCATCAGGGTATTTGGAAACGATATCCCTGACCTCTAAATTATAATATTCTACAAGATCAGATTCGGGATAACTTCTATCATCCTCATCGGTTTCAGTACTTTGAAGAATATCCGATACACTGTCGATTACCCGCTTAACAGTTATGGTAGCCATGAACTACCCCCTTATTTGCTATTAAACTGCTCTCTCAGTGTTTCGGTACGGAGATTAATAGCCTGTTCTTTCAATTTGTCGGCGTCTTCGTCTGTGTATTTCTGTGCAATGCCATAATTAGCCTCAAGATAATCGGCTATCGATTTGGCTTTTCTCATGGCCCTGAGAGACTTTACGTCCTTGTCCTCGTTTACCAGGTCATTAAAAACCTTCTCGTTCTCCTCTTCATTGTCTTCAGGGTCCCTTTCGTCTACAGGAGTCTGGTCTTTTTCAAGGGCTTTAATCTGCTCGTCAGTTGCGGCTATCTGTGCATTAAGTTCTTTTAATGCGATAGCTCCTTTCTCAATATCCTCTGGTAATCCCTGTTGCATAGCTGCCAGATAAGCCTTCCTTTCAGCCAAAATTCTTTCTTGAGCTGCAATGCGGACTTTTATGGTCTCGCTATCCACAAGAATCATATCATCCCTTTTAAGCAATTCAGGTGTGGCTACCAAAAATCTGGTTGTTCCCCTTTTCATAACATATTGTGGTATTTTTCCCATGTTTTACTCTCCTTGGAAAAGGCGGGGAATCTTCAATATCCCCGCCTTTTTTGATTAATTAAAGTGTCTCCTGATTAGAAGCCGAACAGACTGTAATCAAGAGGAATTATTTCTGCCCATATTACAAACTCTGTTACGCCTGTATTATCATCATTGAACTCAATATCAATAGAGCCATTGGTTTCAAAGATTACTTCACCCATAAACAGATCGTCAGAAGCTTCACCAATAGAGCCTGTCATGGTGTAAGTTCCGGCAGCAGCATTAAGATCTCCGCCGTCGATCCAGGTGTCTATGTTCTGGCCTTCATTTGTTTCAGTAGATGACTGGACTCCGACATCGATAGTACACTGAGCGCCCTCTGCTGTAATAACATATAGCCCGACACCCCTTACAACCGTGCCCTTTGGTACCCAGAATATCTCAAGGATATCACCATCGGCAAACCCGGTAGAGGGCAATGCAACCCCTACGTTCGGAGCCGATGTAAGCGCAAGGCCGGAATTGGAGCCAGCAGCTATTAAATCGGGAACGCTGATTTTTTCCTGGTAGACATTCCCAAACTGAGGCAGAGCATATCCCGCCCCTTTCTTTTGATATGTAGCCATAATATTTACTCCTTTTTAAAATTAAGCCCCGTTGCCAGGGCGTTAGTTATTAGTCATTAACAAAGTGACAGTACATATCGCCCAGTAATTCCGATTTTACTACCTTGTAACCGAAATCGTTGAAGCCTGAACATACCTTGCCCCTGATTTCCACATCTTCGCCGATCTTGAGTTCGTCAAGCTGAGAAGCATAACAGGTGCCCTCTTTCTGCCCAAAAAGAACATGAAAGCAGGTATAAGTATCTGAAACACTTGTTAATGTAGTTACCTTGTAAACGCTCATACCGGAAAGAGGCATTACACCCATCCAGCCGTTTTTCGCTACGGGCTCACCATCTTTGTAAACAGCTGAATCCTTGAGATCGCCCTTCTGATACAGGTTAGCCATAGCCGGAGGAACAATTATAAATCTCTGATTCTGCGGCGCTTTCTGTTCATCAAGCACAGTATTACAATCGACTGTTTTCTCATAGACGTTTACTTTTGAAATGGCCACGGATGCGGCAGTCGCTCCCAGGTTATACCCGGCCGTCTTTGCCCCTGCTGTGGCACCTGCGTTTGATGCATGGACATCAGCGTAAATATCAGCAAAAATCGCTGTCTCGATGTTATCATTCATCGTTCTGCCGCCGTGCTCGGCAAACTCTCCCTGCAGGTCCAGGTCACTCTGGAACTCGTCAACCCTGTCAATCACGAAAGAGAAATACTTTTCGTGGTCGATTGATACGTTGATCGGGTCATTATCAAGGTTCTGGATAATAACCCTTCCGTTTTTAGCACGGTCCCGGATGGTGATCGTCGGGAGGGTTCTTACGATAATAGCATCTCCGCCCTTTTTTAGCTCCCCGAGATAATTGTTGTTGGTTACTTCTTTCAGACAAGTGGTTTCATACAGCTCAACCAGCATCATCTTACTAAAATAGGTGGGTACATAATTACCTGAATATTGCGGCGTCCCCGCTGTTGCTCCAATAGACATAATTAAATTCTCCTCTCAAAATGGTTATTATAGGCGGGAACACTCATAAAAACCTATCTTGCTCCCTGCCTTTGTTGTTCTTCATAGGTCCTGACTAATTTTTTGTATTCCTGAGTAGTGATTTTATCGGCCCTCATCATTTTTTCTGCAATGTCTAAGTCTTCCATCGTGACTATTTTGGAGCTTTCAGAGCCTCCTCCGCCACTGCCTGAACCCGCTCCACGCCCGGGAGATATTATCCTGCCACCATCTCCGCCTTTTCCTCCGCCATTGTTTTCTATAAGTGACTCAAACTCTTTCACTATTGACACAAGTGCTTCAGAATTCAATGATCGTATAGCATTCATAGCCTTTGTACGATACTGCATCATCTCTGAGTCAAACCCATCAAGGAAGTTAGTCCACCTGGGATCTCCACCTTTGCCGTTTTCGTCCCCGTTATACTCATAAAACTTTGGGGCCGCGGCATCAATGGCGCGCCAGAAACTGTCAGAAGATGTTTTCTTGAACTCCTGAGACGTCTGTGTGGCTGTGTCTTTGACAGACGTAAACTCCTGCTTAAGGCTTTCGTTCTCACTTTTTAGCCTTGTGTTCTCCTGTTTCAGCAGGTCAGCATCTTCAATAACTGAATTCAATGTACCTATTATTTTCTGGATTCCTTCGTCGTAATTTTCAAAATCATCCAGATCCAGTTTTGAATACTTAGTGGCCTTATGGACTTCTTTCTCTTCTTCCTTGGGCTTCTTGCCTGCGCTTAATTCTTTAATGAGCGTGTTCTGGTTTTCGATGGTTGCCTGGAAACCTTTCAATGATTCTCTCATTTCCCTCAACTCTGCATGGAGTTTAGGCACTTCTTTGTCATACTTGGCTTGCAGAACATCATATTTTTGCTTGAAACCGTCGTCTTTCTGGGTGCCGTCGTTTTTAACTCGTTCGGCCTCCGGAATACGGTCTCTTACAAACTGCCCGCCTTCATCACCTGGTTTCAGGTTTTGGTCATCATCTCCAGGGGGAGTATCAGGATTTAGCTGATCCCCTTCGCCAGGCGGCAATCCGCCATTAGCTCCCTGTTTTTTCAATTCTTCTGCTTCTTTTTTGGTTTTCCTGATTTTTGCCATTAAATCATCTGTCATTTTGTCCTCCATCGAGCCGACTTTACGGTCTTCGATTTTTTTATGCTCATGGGAGCTTATTCCGTCCGGCCAGTCTTCCCATGTCGCGTATATAAAAAAGCCCCTTCGGATCGTTTAAGATCATGATCACATTTGATCATATTTGATCTTATTAGATCCAAAGAGGCTTAGTTTTAAGCGTGTTTGGCTTCCCTTATCCGAGTCCGTGGAGTGGGGTTAAGGGGTTATGCTGTTTACAATAAATGTTTTGATATGCTTATAACCTTATCAATTTGGGCCTGAATTTCAGCCATTGTTTCTACAATGGATTTTCCATATATTGAAGGTGATTCTATTTTTGTTATTTTATCTATTGTTATAGTGTCAACCTTCGTTTTTTCATTCCTTAGATCATATTCAATCATGACACCACCTTAACCAGTTCCATCCAATTACTCTGAATGAACCACTTACCAAACGCCGGCACTATTACATGCGGGGTCTGATAATGACCGCCCTTCCTGCGGTATGGAGCACTGATAAAATAGGCTATCTCATTATGATGATAGAAATAATGCCCGGTACGCCATGCATTTATTGCATCATTGTACTTCCGGTCCTCAATTTGGATATCTGCTTCCTTCAGCTTTATATCCAGCATTTTAGCTGCATAGAGCTTCCGGTAATCAACTTGCCCTCTCATCTGGGGAGGACATTCATTGATCACCTGCTTTATAGGCAGTGAATCCAAAGGCATTTGCATTGCCCTGTTAATGGTGCCGTTTTTATCGACTCCCATTTTCACACATATAGCCTGCATGGTTTCGTTTGTCCACATCAGGGCATCTTTGAGGTTTTCAAACATGTATTCCTTACACTTTTTGGTAACCAAGGTAAGGTTATCAATGTCTGTTTTCTTCATCTCCCCGAAGGTCATCTTGTCTGTTGCGTCTCTGCGCCAGTCTTCAGCCATTGGTGACCTCCCGATTAATCCCCATATTAGCAATTAAATTGGCACTCCTTATGATACCATTTCTTTGAGCTGCTTTATCGCAACCATTACCTTTTAATTCTCCGGGCTCTATAAGTTTGCTTATTTCTTTCCAAACCTTCGTCCTTTCATCCATGCGAATTATTTCGGCCATCTGCTTGGCTATGGTTTCGTCAGTCGTCTTTTTTACTTCTTCAGCAAGTGCCCGGGTTGCTGACTCAAACCATTCATCTCTGATATCCTTAGCCCTTCCCTTTTTAGGAACAAATGTCTCCAAATAGTTTAAGAGGTGTTTATCAAGGATGTCCACCAAATGAAGGTCGTCAGTCCAGTCAAGGTCTCCATATTCTTCGCATTCCGACCGGAGGAACTTAATCACATCCTCACGCTCTTTTTGACACATCTTAAGTTCGCTGTCCTCATGCGCCCTTGCCTCAGCTTCAGCCTTAGCCTTTTCGGCTTGATACTTTTGATAAGCCGCTGACTGAGTATAGCTCTCAAAAACATCTTTGACATACTCGCCCAGCCTCTTTTCACCTATTGGAATAAAGGTTTTAGATATAGCTTCATTTGGCTTATATCGCCTAAATAATATTCCATCAACCTGAATAAATTCTACATCGTTGATGTTTATGGAATCATCCAACCATATATCTATCATAGTTGCACCTCCCGCCCCTGCTCATCAACATAGACCGGGATACCGAGCATCCGGATAAAGGCCCTGTCTCTTTTGCGGGTGTCTACTACTTCGTAATAGATACCCTCAAGTTTAAACTGAAAGTTTCTTTTCATTGGGTTATATTTAGAAGGTACTTTTTTATAGCCCTTCAGCGTTAACTTTCTCTCACCTGAGGCGTTTACCTCTTCATTAATCGTCTGACCTTCGTCAGATTCAAGCTCTTTGCTTTCGATTTCCGCTGTCTCTTCCATCGGATTCATTAGATTTTCTCTCCTTTTAAAAGTTTTTCCAGGAGCCTGACTGTTAATTTCAGGCCCCTGATAATTGCCGTGACTATATCTCGATTATTAATTTCTACTTTGTTTTGTTCCATAACCGTACAATAGCCCGTCTTTTGTCCGCATTAAACTTGATAATTTACTGTGATTCGTGACATCACCTCCTATTCCCCTGGCATACCCTATCCAGAATTCACAGCTTGGTTTTTGATGCCGGTATTCGGTCCCTTCAAGCATGTTTATTCCGTAAAGATGAATATCATTATATTCTTCAAATAAGGCCAATGCAATAGCATAATCAACTGTACTGCCAAAGTAATCGGTATTAAACCAGTTAATAACATCAGGTAAAGGGTAATTCTGCAGGTCAATATATTCGATTTTAAGGGATTCAGCGATCTTTCTCGCTTTATGCGCTTCTTTTTCTTCGACATCTCCCCATAATCTATAATCGTTCATGTCAATTACTCTATCGACTTTGCGTTTACAAATGAGCTGGGTAATGCCCCAGCAATTATCTTCTGGGGCATCTTTCCAACCTGATCCTTTTCCGACGATATTAACTCTCATTTAATTCCTATGTGGTTGTATCAACAACCGGATAAAGAACATTGGCGATATTGTCGGCTGTAAGATAATTCCGGGCCCCAAGCTTTGGGTTAGCGTCAACAGCTTCTGCGTATCCTGCAGTAACGGCAACATCACTGATGAAATCATTCCCGACATAGTGAAACAGGTCTGAATTATCATCAAAAACCAGTGTGGCGGCTTCAATGCTGTTATTCCTTAACCATGCTTCCCATGATGTCGTTGTACTTGCATTAACGATTATACCCGCTGCCGCAGATCCTGACATGACATTGTTTTCAATCCTTGCTCCGCCAGCTTCACCGGCCCCGAATGAAATGTAAGAAGTCGCGAAAGCTCCCTTGAATTCGCAATCGAACACCCCAAGGAAAGGCATTGCTGTCGCCAAAATACCGCTGGTTACGGTTCCGAGAGTACCATCAAAGCAACAATCATGAAACTGAACCCCACTTGCACTGTTTGCCCCGGCAAGAGTAAATATTGCCGATGCCGTGGCATCCGCCAGAAAGTGCATGTTAAAAAATCTGGTTCCATAACATTCTGCTGCTGAACTGTGATTTCCGGAAAGACCGCACCTGGTATAACCGTCATATGATCCAACCCCGATTATATCGCACTTTGTAGGTAACTGGGTCAATGTTTCGTCAAGGGCATCACCACAACAGAATATTCTGTTCCGTCGCGCCCACCATCGGTTAGCAGAAAGAGCGATACTCGTATTGCTGGCCGCTATTGCTTCGGCTAATGTCTTATAAGGGCTAAAGCCACCTTTTCCCCAGCTTGTTCCTTCACCAGAAGCTGAGGCATTACCATCGACAAAATAGTCCATTCCTCCGTGTGGATTGGCCCCGGGAGTGATATCTCTACCCATCGGGTCCAGAATTCTTTTAACTGTTAATTCATAAATTGATCTCGTTATGTCTCTCATGACAAATCCTCCTTTGTGCATCCCTGCGTTATCGATTCCCCACTACGCCTTTACTACATATCGCCCTATGCGATATAGCGGAGGGTGCTTATTTCCTCTGTATAATTTCGCTCAGCTCTTCCAGGAACTGAGCTACACCCTGGGCTCTATACTGCTGTATACCCTTCGTGTTTACACATAATTTAATCGCGTTCTTTTCGACGAGTGAAAGCATTTTCAATATTCCTTCGGTTCCCCGGCCTTCTTTCAGGCTTTCAATGTGATGCAATTCCACATCGGTCAACTCTGTTGTTGGTATCCAGTTAGGCATTAACCATCATCCTTCCAGGCTCATTGCCTTTCTGCCCTCCGGCGTTATCCATAAGAGCGCCTTTTTTAACATTCCTTAATCCTGCATTTCCACCGGCTGTCTCTGGCCCTGCGCCTCCGGTCAACTGGTCTATCTGCATCATAAGACGCTGAATCATGGCGTCTTTATCCTCACGCATAGCCATCTCATCATCACTCGGAACGATATCATTATCATATTTAAGACCTGCTGCATTTTCCCTGAGCATATTTGCCCTGCCACGTTTCCCAATGATATCCATGTCATACGGATTTGCTGTAGACTCTTGGAATTCATTCCTTCTGAGCTGTAACTGCTCCTGAGCAATGATGTAATCAGAAGCCCTGGCCCGGATAGCCACGTCCCCAATCTTAGGCACATCGTCATCAAACAGCATAACGCTTAGCCAGTGCTCATAAATAACCTTTTTAACGATATTGTCATCAATGCCCATAACGACATTACGCATCATGGCATTCATGTTATTGATCTGCATAGCAAAACCGGAGCTTGTTTTGTGCGCGTCATCGGTTCCACCAGATACATAATCCGGAATTCCGGTTGTTTCGGAGGCCTGCTTTGCAAAGTACTCATATACTTCCAGGAAAACATTTGAAAATGGGTTAAACTCAGTCAGGTAAACTGCCTGAGCAGGGCTATTAACATCTGACCGCGTTTTAATCAGCATCCATGGCCTGATATTGGTCGGGTTTTCCCCGGGCGCCAGCCTGTCCCAGATTATTTCCATGATAGGGCCGGAAGCAAACGCCATTCTATTAAACAGTGCTCTTGCACACGCATTACAGGCTTTTTGCTCTGAAGCCATAAGCATTGGAGGACTCTCGCCCCATATACTGTCATTATTATACGAAAAGGAAGCTGCGAAATAGGGATTATGGCCAAGAGGATGATTGTTTAGTCTTGCCATTATTATCCAGTCACCAATAAGCCAAGCAGTGATATGATAGGCGAATTCAGGTTTATCAATCTTATCCTCAGACATTCCCCAATCAATCAGAGCTTTACCTTGGACAGAACCCCAGTATTCTATGGCATCAATCTGTGGGTCGGGGTCGGTCTCTGCAAGGGGCCTTCCCTCGGCATATTCGCGGGAGGTGTCTCCTGATAACCATTCCCTTAAACCTCCCTGCCCGTATTCCAGTAAAACGGCCCGGATTGCTTCATCGTCGTACCCATCAACTCCGATCAATGATTGAAGCTTAAACAGTCTCAATCGATGTTTTTGTATAAAAGGCCCGTCATGTATATTCTTTGCTCCAGGAGCTGGGAAGGCATCATAAGGACTTACTCTGTCATATTGCCGTTGTAACTTATTGATTGTAATGTGCTTTTGAATATTGTCGTCAAACTTCATGGCCGGAGCCATTCTGTTAATGGGGCCTTTCAGAAAAGCGGTAGGGAAAATAGAAATATCATTTATGACCTTTGCCAGCTCTTCATAGAAATTTCCCTCCAGAAGCTGATCCTCGACATATTTCTCAAGTATTTCAGTCTGGACCTTTGCCTGTTTATAATTCTCAGTCATGGTCTTTTTCTGGAGTTCGGCCTGCCTGTTTTTTACCTGGTTCTCATCGATAGCATCGTAATTGTAACCATCTGCTACCATAACTTCTGTTGATTCTCTTATAATCTGCTCTTGTATTTCAACCCTTGTCGCCTCCGGGAGTTCGGGTACCGGACTGGGATCAAAACCCCATGGCTTTTCAACACCTGCAGGAAGGAGAGTATTCTTCAGGATTGCTTCACATGCCCTGCTTTTATCATTTGTCAGCATCATGTAAAGCTCTGATCCGCCTGGCGTGGCTTCTCTGATCTTTGCCAGATCCTGCGGGTCATACTTACCTTTCCGGGCCCTAAGGCATGAATCAAGCAGATCATCAATTCCAGCTGATGTCTTTGCAGTCTTGGCAGCTTCAAAAGCTTTTCTGACATGGCCTGCCAGCATAGTCGGGAGTCTTTGGCTCTGATCTTCCCTGACTTTGTTCAGAAGTTCCCGGATGCGTTTCTCGTAAGCACTTCCTGGGACTTTCTTTTCCGACTCTCTGATCATTTCCCTGGACATTGGAGGGATCGGCTCAGTTGCATTAGTGGCTGCTGTTCGAGTTTTATAGATATCTGATATCATTATAATATCCTTAACTTTTTTAAGAGCCAGTTTAATATTTTATATTTGTGTATTTCATATCTAGCTTTTTTATATTGCTGGAAAAATGTATCTCTCATTGGATCCCAATAGGCTTTATTTCCTAAATGTTCAACGGCCAATGCTTCATACTTGCCTTTCCTTAATATCCTTATAACTTCTATGATTGTCATACGAAAAACCCACTTTCACGCGAAGGCGTAGAATCTTTTGAATAAATCGACGGCTTGTAGAATCGATTAGCTTCCAGTTTATAGACATTCCCGGGCTTGCACACCGGTAAAATATCCCTTTCCATGCCTGCCAGTATAAACCTGAGAGCATGGAAAGCATACAGTTCAGGTCCTTCCAGGGTCTGCTTAATATCCTGAGTGTTCCGCTGATCCCTGATGCCTAAGTCATTTAACTGCTTAAAAAATATACTGTCATCTGGACAATTGATAGCAGCATCTTTGATATATTGAGTGATAAGAGATATGCCATACAACACATCATTTGCTGATGGCGCCGGCAATAATCTCCATGGTGCGTGAGTTTTTATCCCGGATTGATGAACATTTGCGAAAAATCCGTCCTTTTTCTCTTTTCTGTCAACATAAACATACTCAACATGGTTGACTAAGGCACTGTCAATAAAGCTGGTTATAAGCTCGGCCTGTGAAGGGCTTTCCATTTCTTTAATAAATATGAGTTTGAATAGCCCGGATTTGGTCTGCTCGAACTGGATTCCAACAGTTAAATAATATCCTGGGATAAACCCGACAGGAGCGATCAATGCCGATGCAACGGCCATTGCATACGTTGATGATTCTCCGCCTGCATCGTTGAGATAGTCAACAATGTAACCGCCTCCGCCCCGTTTTATGAGCTTGAATTCTTTCAATTTGATCCTGCCTTTAGGCTTGGAAATAGGTTATAGGTACCATTCCTGGCCATGGTTTCATAACACTGAGCCAATCTGTAATGATCAGGCCCGCCCAGTTTTGGAATATAAATATACCGCTGTGATCCGGTTTTTTCGTCTGTTTCCAGCTTTTTAGCAGTGGCATGGCAATGTTTTGCATATGTTTCAATGATACCGCTCTTTACGGGAAGAACAATATCCTGTTCGCTTATTTCTTTATGGCTGGCGTCCATGGCCTCAGTTCTGTACGATGTAACAGTGTAATCTTTCTCATTCCAGTTATAATCGCCCTTCTGATGCTCTGAAAAATAGGATAGAAACACTTTCCCGGGAAATCTCTTTGCAAATAGCCTGGCATCCTCTTGGTTTGGAAGTCCGTCAATAACACATCGGCCTACATTAAAGCGCTTCATAAGCGCGTCAAGCTCTGACCATCCTTTTTCGATCCCGATAAAAAGTATCTTACCTTTCTTTGCCGGATGTTTCTCACCTATCACGATATGAAATAAATCCTTTTGTGAACCACCCTGATCAACTCCCATGAATGTTTGACTGATTGAAGAGCTTGACATGCCGTGATTTCCACAGCAGTCATATACATCCTGAATAGACAGCCGGTTTTCAGCCTCAATATAGGCTCTTCCCAGCCGAAGCCGGATAAAGTTTGCCTTGTCAGCGTCCGGATGTTCCCATGTATTTAGAAGTGATTTTAAATCAATCCATGGGTAAGAAGGATGTCCAATTGTAAAGCCTATCACGTCTTTTATTCTAGGTTTCTGAGGCACCCACAGACCAAAACGGGTATCAATTCCTTTGCCGCAATGATGACAGATTCTTATAACTGAGCCATCTTTCTGACGTTTTAATACCTTCTCGGTGCTTGTCAGGTTCTTTTCGTCCCAATATTCTTCAAGATCCATACAGGTGTAACGTCCACAATGTTCACATTTAGTAAACCAGTATTCCTGTGATGAGTCCTGGAATTTCTTATCACTCGCATAATCCGGCAATGTAGGATTCGCAATAAATGACTTTGTTCGTACTGCTGATTTTGCCATACGACCATCAACAAACTCAACTATTTTCATGTCCATTTCGTCGTATTCATCCATCACAGCATGATCAACAGGATCTCCCTTGAGTGCAGCACTGGATTTCATGTCGCCCCGACCTCCTACATCCTGCGACAATCTCCCGGATCTGAAATATAAAAATCCACTTCCAATTCTTTTAATGGTCGATGAGTCTGTGTCTCGAACGAAGTTTCCTATTGTGTCGGGATTTTCTTTTATGAGAGGGTTAAAACGTGACTTACTGAAATCTGATATTTTATCTTTAGTAGGCATTAAATACATAACGCCACGTTGATAATAAGAATACTTTAATCCGTGAATAGTATTTAATATTTCTCCCTCTGAAAAAGTCCCCTGGGTAGCCTTGCGTATGACTTTTTCCGGAGGATGGATTGACATTGGCCTGACCTGGAACTCATGTCCATTGAGTGAAAAAGGAACATTGCCGATCAACCTGATTCCTGAAGTATACGCCCAAAACCATGGATTAACCGATTTTAAAGCCTCATCAGCTCCCGGGCTTAATTGCTTCTCTATGTTGCTGTAATATCTCATTAACAACCTGACTTGATATTGATTTTAACATTTCCCTGTCTTCGTCTGTTAATTGAGGGATCACATTTATTTGTCCTGAGTGCTCATGCTTCTCCGCAGGATAATGACCTTTCAGCTTGTGGACATCCATCCTAGCTCTCTGGCTTATACCGATGTTGTGAACCTTGTACTGAATAATTGAATCGCCGCTTCCATAAACTTCCTCTTGACCATCATCGCCTTCCTGGTATGAAAGCGTTCCCGAAGTTGCAATAAGCTTAAATCCAGGCGGTAAATCATTTTGACTAACCGCACCTTTCACTTTTATTATCTTAGGTTCCTTTGATCGAAACTCTTTTTTCAGCTGCTTAACAAGAAAATCGTCAGTAATACCGCCCTTTTCGAGGAAATCGACAAAGGGGTTCAATAAGTCGTCCGCAATTTCTTTTGCCGTTATCTTGCTTTCATCTGACATGATGTAAGTAGCTTAAATTACTTGTTTTTATTTGTCAATTTTTCACTAGGGGTAGGTTGAGCAGGGAAAGTATGATATAGGAGGGTTTTATTAAGGAATTATTTTTTCATGTTCTCCTGTTTTATTTTAAAAGATATTAAAAGCGCCTTGTAAGTATAATAAACGGGGATATTTGAAGTGTACCTTGTCGTATTAACATACCGCCGCTTAAACACGACGGTATCAATTAACAGTTTTTTGATATGTTTATTGAAATAATACTCTGACATGTACGGGTCCCAGAATTCCCTGATCTCTTTCCAGCCGTTAAGAACCTCGTCTAAAGTATTGGACATCTCATATCTCCCCGCTGCATCGTTGCACTCGCAGCTTACCCACCCTGGCCGCCCACATCATAATATTTTTAATATTGGGCTGTCAAATGGGAAAATTAATCATGCCTTAAATCAATCACTGACAACTTTTGGCTTAGAATTAATATATTCTTCATAATCTATTGCCGCTTTTATGGCCTCGGCTTTAGAATCTTCCCAAAATAGAGAAGTTTCCCATTTATCCCTATATCCTTTTTTCTGCCAAGTCCATTTTTTACCATCTTCTGATCTAACAATTCTGTAATTGTCAGGGATATCCTCATCAGTATATGTTTTTATTTCCCCATCTTTATAAAAATCACATATAGAAGCTAAACCTTTTTTTGAAATTGAATATCCATTATCAAGCATAACATAATCACCTTTCATATCTGTTATTTGCCTGATGGCTTTACTTTGAAAAGGGTCTTCCGGTTGTTCAGATTGGATCCAAAATTGGCCGATTTGCATCATACTTGTTTCTTCTTCATGCGATTGTTTCTCAGTTTCGTGATTATAACACCCCATAAAAACCATACAGAAACCAATTATTAATATTATATTTTTCATATCTCGCTCCTTTCCTTTAAAAATCAATATCATCCGGGTTAATATAATTTACCTTATCGCTCTCACGGTGACCCGGAGGCAAATATAGTAAATAAAGAATGCCGGCGGCTGCAAGGCTGAAGAAAGGCAGGATTACGAAAACGGCTATCCAAAATATTATGTTTTCGATAATATCTCCCTCACTGAATACCTAGAAACGCATTCACTTTGACCATTATCAATAAATTTAATTCCAATAGAGTTCTTTTTTGCCCGGCAAAAAATGATACATTTTCGGCCCTTCATTGTTTTCCTTTTTGAATTATTACCCCATTGGTAGATGTATACTTCCATGGTTTACTCACTTAAAAAGCGGAAACAGCTGGGCTTCCGGTTCATATTTTAAGATCTCAATTTCAACCCTCGGATCGTTCTTATCATGCACTATCCGGCTGCCGTCCCAAGATTCAATCTGTTTGTCGTCTTCGTAAATATAACCTTCGAGACAATCGGCCAGTGATTCCATGGCACCCTGCAGATCTGGGCGCGGCCCCTTGTAGTAAAATATCGCTTTAACGTGCAAAGGACAGGTTAAGAGCTTGCGCCCGGGAGGTAATATCGCCATTAATTGATCCCGGGCTGCCGCTTCCCATTTTTTATAAGTTTTACCGGGGACGATAAGGACCTGAGCATATTTCCAACTTTTACCAAATAAAGCCTTAAACCTGGTTACTGCCTTTGACGGCAGAGGTATAGGTGTATGACTGTTTTTCTTGGATCTTATGGTCCCCGAAAGCGTTATTTTTATAGCTGGAAAGCTCATTACTCTTCGGTGTCCTCTTCTTCCTTTTCATCCTCTCCTCCTTTTTCCGTGAATGCAATCCGGCCCTGCTTGATATCGACAATCCTTTTTAAGGTCTTGTTCTGTTTCTTTGCAGGAATTGAGGGTTCCAGGATGTAGTTGTAAGGGGTTTTAATCTCAATAGCTGTATCGCTTTTTGCTGAGAAATTAACCCGCAGGTTAAGAGTTACTCTCTGGTTTTTTTGATCCTCTTGGTCCCCGAAAAGATCATCTATCCCGTCCTGCTCACTGTCCAATACTTCTGAAATCATTTCTTTTGTTTCTTTGATAATGTCGTCCGTTATAAAATTTGCCATAATCTTTTTCTCCTTTTTTGGTTATAGGTTAATCAATCAATAAAATATTGTCTTTAAATTCGATCAAATCTTGATCAAAATCATTTTTATTCTGAAAATCATTAAAATATTCTTTAAATCTTTTTTCCTGCCAGTGTAAATCATCGTAAGAAAGTTTCGATAAATAATCCCAGCCGCCAAGTGCAGAAATAGCTTTTGAAATTGTGGGATTCTCCGATTGCCTACCATATGTTAAACAATCAATAACTTTTCCCCATGCTTCAGAAGATGAAAGCTTGTTTTTTGACTCTAATAATTCAAGAATCTCAGCTGGCTTAGGGAAAAACTTGGAATTTTTTATAACGAGTTTAAAGGCTGTTATGCATTCATTGTCTGAATAAGGCTTTAAAATTTCAAAATACGATTCAGCCAAAGTTTTAGAAATTTCCTTTCCGTGAATTTCTCCGAGTACAGTCATGTATTCAGCAAATATTTTTTTATTGTTCATTTTCTTCCATCCATTCAGTTAGATTATTAATAGTGCGTTCAGTCTTACTGCTCACATTGTTTTTAATATATTGGTGATACCTTCCGTTTGCTATTTTGGTGAAATTTCTCGGCCTGATTAACCACTCAAGGTCAGCCAAAAAATCAGACTTCTTTCCCATCAGAAACGGACTAATTTTTACGTATTCAAAAAATTTAGCCCACCATTCGATTGACTGCCTTTCGGAATCCTCTTTCCACCTGGTTCTTAATATTTTTTGAAGATGATCTGGCCATTTTTTTACCATTGGCAGAGAAGGAAGTATTTCATGATATTTATCTATTATTTTTTGATGAGGGCAAACATCCGTTCCCGAATCTTTCGGGGACGATATATATATATCCTTTCCTTTAGTTTCCTTTCCTTTAGTTTCCTTTCCTTTCCTTTGCGGGTTTTCAACGCTGTTTATTGTGTTTCTTACGTCAGAAACATCATTTCTTACGCAAGAAACCTCTTTTTTAATGATTTCGGGTATGGTTATTATGCTATTTTTTCGGTTTCGATAAGCATCTGTTAAACTGTTCAATAAATCTTGTGAAACGATGATGGCTCTTTCCCATAACTCACTGTTTATTTTACCTGTTTTGGCCATTATATTAAGCATATCCATGCCACTTTCTTCATCACAATGGCATTTGGCAAAAAAATAAGCTTTATCCATTTCCTCGGATAAATTACAGTAATGATCGGTTTCCAGCGTAAGAAACCGCATAACATTCGTAAAAAACCCGGTTCCCTTGCATTGATACTTACTTTCAAGCAGGTATAATGTTCTCCCATCCTTTGCATAGAATGGAAAATAAT